TTATATTCTTTACAAAAAATGGTTTATTTAAAATTCTGGAATAGTCCATCTCCAATATTGGAGGGACGCAAGATAGAGCAGGAAATTTCTCATAAGCTATTTCAGGCTCTATGGCGTTTTTGGTACGCACAGCGGACCAATAATTCTGAGCTGAGACATCGACACACGTCTCTTCAGATTTATTCATTAAATTATTAATATCATTTTCAAAATTTGTGATGAATTATTTATTAAAGAAAGATCAAAGCTCCATCAACGCTTTAATTCTTACTATTTCCGCAATATAAATGATGTATTCAGTACCCCAGCTCGCGGAAGCTGGTTATAAGTCTTATCTAATACATCACCTGACCCCAATAAAATAGGGAAGGGTCCAAACCCTCGTCAAAGGCCCGATTATAAACATCGAACAAATAATCATCAGAAAAAGGTTGTTGATTTATTCCAAAATCCCGTAACCTTCCCAAAAAATCACTCAATAAAGTTTCATAATCAGGATGTAAAAACAATTCTCGCATATAATTATCTACTTTACTCTGGAGGACCACTTCATAATCCTTCGTTTCATCATAATAACTAAGAGAATTTTGTAATGTTCTCAATTCTAATGGGCACACTATACGTTTTAATTTAAAATGATACCGAAATGATCGTTTTAAAAAAGTTATTTCATCTAACGATTGAAAGGGTGTAATAATTGGCATCTTACAACTATCTGTAAAACCCATTCCCATAAAATCAAAAAATTCACGCATCGAAACCGCATTGAAAACACTACCATCCAAGTTCTTAATTCCTACCACTTTATCATCCCCATAAACAAAATCTAAGATATTTGTATTAAAAATTGATAACTTGGGTTGTTTTCCTTGCGTTTCGCAACACATTGAATACCAAATGGCGCTATAAAATCGATTAACTAAAGAATTTAAAATAGCCGTTAAATAATGACCAGAGGGCATAGAATGAGTTGTTAAATAAACGTCATCACTAACTAGAACTAAGCTCCGAACGGCTTGCTCCAACAAAAAACTAACAACTGAATCACCTGCAAACTTAAACTCAATTTCTTGCTTTATTGCATCTTGAACTAAATTATTCATTGAGCCATCCCACTTAGCAATATCACCAGCAAATACTCCAACATTACACTCTAACAATTTTTTATACATAACAGGCCATTCTTTAATGGGATTACAACCAACCATTATACCGTTCTGATTTCTACGACTCATCAAATACTCAACTAGAGAACCAAAATATTTTTTCATTAAATATTGATGTTGAATAGTCCC